CTCCTATAAGGTGATGACTGCATTGTAAAGTTCTTATTAATGCATGTCGCTGAGTCCTATTTTCTAAGCCATAAAAGTAATCTGTAACTTGAAGGAAAAACTCAAAGGCCGCTGGCTGCACGGTTCCGTCGTAATTCTTATAATCGACATCAAAACCGTAACCTCCTTTAGCTCTTAGAATTTCATAGTATCGTCCCCAAACTGTGTCCTTATCTTTACCAATACCATGGTGTAATCGAAAACCAGCTCGCTGTCTAAACCAATCAGCAAAGTAACCAAAATACTTACGACATAATAGCGTATATACTACACACGGTTGTTCAAAGACACGCGTCTTGGCAATCCTTGCTTTCTCATGTGAAACCAATTCATCTTTCAAAGTTGAAACCCAAAAAGTCTTCATGGCTTTTCCTGCAGCTAAATCTTTTTCCGCTTCATCGTAAAATTGAACAATAGTCTTCTTCCATAATGGTACGACCATAGATCTTGCAAGGTCTGACCATTCATAGCGAGTAACTTCTACACTGCCATCTTCTCTCACAACTTGCTCAAGTGGACTAAATATTTCTTCCTTCCCACTACTAAACCAAATTGACCAATAACCTGGTCCTGTCTTCATAACAAGATGTTTCATTAAACCATACCCATTAAGTGCTTCATCGAAAGTTAACGCCCTTGCTTCAGGATCTGGTGTACCCATTCTCTGGGCATAATGCTTAAAAGCATTTATTGAGTAACGCGAGTCACAGCATCTTACAGCTGTAACTGCATACTTCTGAGCTCCTGTTATTAAAGGGTGTATCTTTACGTCTCCCAAAAGAACTGGTCTCTTAGTACTAGGTTGAAAATCATTTGTCCAATTAGCATGTTTAAAGTACTTAATAATCTCATTACCCTCAGAATTAACGGATCGTCCTAACTCAATGGGTACGTACTTTGTCTTCTTAGGCGTATGCTTCTCTATCAATTTATTGTCATAATACATACGTCCAACTAACGGCATGGTTGGAGTATGCCAATAGTCCGCAACGAAGTTTTGCACTGGCCTTAATTCAATATTTTCCATTTCTTCAAGAACAACTGGTTCAACAGCTATTACTGTAGGGTGAATATAAGTTAAAAGCGCCTTTGCTGCCATAATTGACTCACTAATAAGCGGTGTTATGCCTATATTGTGAGCATCATTCTTAATTCGTAAAGAATGCATACCTAAAAGACACTTCTGAGCACTTGTTGAAGCATGGACGTAAGGTCGCCCACAATCACCAAATTCTGATTCAATCTTAGATCTTCCAACTAAATAAATACGTTGAACTGCACCTGGTGGTGCCCATTCAAGCCATGAATTGAAACTAAGTAATGCCAAATTACCAGGATCACCCCCAACTGGTCCTAATCGCCTAGTCTGCTGAACTGAATTAGTGTAATAATCAACTTCTGCTGCATCCATAACATGATGCCAAATAGATTTCGCTCCTAGAATGGTGTTACCACCCAAATAAACTAAACGAGCATCAAATTTCTTGCCTGCTGTCGATCCAGTACCTTCCAATTGAATTGAATTATTTGGATTAATACTAATCGGTTGCCACCCTATACGTTCACCTGCTCTCTTCATTTCAATTTCAAAATGAGTTGACCCAATAGATTCTTTAATTTCTAAATACTTCAACCAAAAATGTTCTGGAAAAACAAAGTATTTACAATCAAGAGCTATTGCAGTCAATTTTAGTGGCTCTTCAACATCGTTAACTATTCGTAGATAACGAACACTATTAGAAACTGCTAATTGACGTTCATTCAGAGTGGGTGCTTGAAAAACTGCTTCCGCTTTCATAGGCTTAGTAACCATCTTAGAAGGTGCTTTCGTCGTAATTTTCTTTGAGCCATCATATTGTGGGCCCTCCTCCAAGGGCTTAAGTACAACTCTAAAAAGCATAGAAATAACCTTCTTGAGCAAAATGACCACTGCAACTCCTGCAGCAACTATACCTGCCCATTTAAGAAAGAAAGTGACAAATCCTGGCCACCTACTGACTGGCAAACCATCTGGCCCTGAAACGCTATCAAGTCTAGGAACCCTCTTAACCATACCAACTATTTGTAAGAAAACATCTTTCTGATTTGCTCGCCAGTTATGTTGAGTGAGATCTAAATCTGGTAATTTGATACAGTCTTTATATTCCTGAAAAGTGATGCCATAATGATGGTATGCATCACACTGTTTAATCTTATCAAGTAAAATTTGAGCCTCTCCATAAGATATACCATCTTGAAATTTCATTTTAGCATCACAATAAAATATTTGTCGAGCTATTTCCTGATCAACTTGCTGAGTATGTTCTTCATCCTCATTTTCTGTAAATTGCCATGGCTGTCTCCTTGGCATATTTTCATAAACTATATCGTCTTCTCCTTCGAGAGGAGGCATAAGCGGATCATTAATTAGAAGTCCATCATCCGTAGTCCCAACAGCATTAAAACTAGGATTAGATTGTCCGATTGAATCTAGCAACGCTGTAAAGTCAGTCTTACCTTTCTTACGATCTAAATGAGCGCTGACTATTTGATTAACCACTGCTCCAAAAGTAGTTCTTCCTTTCGAAACTCCGACAACAAAATCCCATTTCTCAACAGTCCATACCTGATCCATACCGGCTTGCAAAGATTGGGCAGAATTATCTCTCTTTAAACATTGCGCCAAATGTGAAACCATTTTACTATGATTAAGAACGTTCCCAATAAGAAATTCCTTATTAACTGTAAAAGTTAATGAAATTGGAAATCGTCTGGCAAGTGCTTCTGTATTTCTGATATTATTAATA